TCGTATTCTCCTGGCAGATCAACTCTGTTCGGAGTATATGGAGCACGTGACTAATGCTAACGTTCTGCATTGTCACAGTGGTGATACAAAATACTTCAGCACTACTAAGTCTGATCATATTAAACTGTTTGTGGATATGTGTAACCATGTCCGTGAACATACTATCATCTTTACCACATATCACTCGCTCCATCGTGTTCAGGAAGCTGGTATTGCTGTAGATACGATTTACTTTGACGAGGCACATAACAGTGTTCAACGTAACTTCTATCCACCGACAGAGTATTTCAGTGGCCATGCGGATCGCTGTTACTTTTTTACTGCTACTCGCAAGACTAGTGTCACAGTCAACAAACCTGGCATGAACTGGGGTGAAACTTATGGACAGGTGATTGCACGGGTGTCTGCACCTGAACTCGTCAACAATGGTTATATTCTCCCACCTAAAGTAAAGGTGATTGATATGGCCAAGGTCGATAAAAAGTCCTTGACTCCATATGTTGAGAGCAACAAGATCCTTGAAACCATTGATCAAATCAGGATCAAAAAAATCCTTGTGTGTGTCAAAACCACACGTCAGTTGATGAATGTTTTCAGGACAGACTTCGCTGATCAGTTGAACATGCGTGGTTACTCTTATCTGTATATCACTTCCAAGACTGGTGCTGTCATTGATGGTAAGAAAGTATCGCGTGAAGAGTTCTTTGAAACCTTAAACGCTTGGGGCAAAGATCCTGCCAAACAGTTTGTTGTTCTTCATCGTTCTATTCTGTCTGAAGGTATCAACGTCTCTGAACTTGAGGCTGTTATCTTCCTTCGTAACATGGATGCGATCGAGATGCTACAGACTGTCGGACGCGTCATTCGTGTTGGTTCTGAAGCCAAGTCTTATGGTCTTCTGTGTGTCCCTTGCTACAATAATGTCGGTATCTCTACTCAAAAGGCACTACAAAACTGTGTAGATGTTGTCTTTGAGAAAGGTGAGATGTATGATAGTGTAGTTCGTAGATAATATGAAATACACTAACTCTCACATCCTTGATGCTAAATCAGGATCTCTACCTATCGTGTTCAATGAAAACTTATTGGCTATCCCTATGAGTGGTTCACAAACACAGCTCATGGTTATACATAATGGATCACCCATTAAAGTATGTCGTAACAAGCAATCTGCTTTGACATTGATGAAGAAACTTAAAAAACGATAAAATACCTCACCTTCAAAGGTCTTCTGTAGTATGTCACACACCACACCAAACTGGCAACACCACTCCAAAAAACTTAAGACTACCAAAGGAACTTGTAAGGGTCGTCTAAGGTCTCGTAAGCAAGCTCTAAGGTCACTTAAACTCAAATTATGTACCAAACTATGAATGTTGATTCAAAACTTCTTACTGTCATTGACAGTCTTCGTGATTGTTTATCTGTGGGATCTGAAAGCAAGGGTGATCCTGACAAAGGTTATCCCTATGCTTATGGGTACAACACCGCTGGAATAAGATACGCTATTGACAGTCTAGAAACTGTTGTCGAAGAATACCGTGCCCTCATGTGTGAAAACAACCAATGAAAAAACTATTTGCTTCTCTTCTCGTTGCAGCATCAATTCTGACACCTGGTGTGGCTAAGGCTAACAATACTGCGGAGGATCATCATGCATTGTGGAAGGAATTACAGAATCAAGGTGTAACCACGATCTACAATCACAAACTTCATTGTCCTGAAGACGGAAGTGTTGATGGTAGATATTTTCTTTATTCTGCCATGTTAATTGTGTGTCAGGATAACATGACTGCACATTTAGTGGAGCAACCTTGGACTGAAAATGATTTCGACACCTTGAGACATGAGGCACATCATGTAATTCAAGACTGCGCACGTGGTGTAATTGGTGACGGTGTTTCCCAGCCATTGTTTGATGCAGAAACATATGCAGAATTTGTAGAAGCATCTACTATACCAATGGATCGATTAGAAGAACTCTTTGAAATGATGGTTAGTGATGGTCTTGATCCTATGACTATTGTGGAGGAGATTGAAGCTTATATTGTAGCTTATGAAGTTCCTGCAGATAGTATCAGGACAAAGCTAATTGAGATCTGTTCAGAATAACTCACCTTCAAACGTCCCCTTTATTGTAACCCTGCTCTTATTATGAACAATTCATCTCAAATTCTTCGCGAACTTCAAGAACTTCGTAAGACCTGGCGTGCACAGAATTTCTCTTACACATCATCACAACAAGCTCGCTACACTGAACTGACCGATCTTCGCCGTGCATTTGTATCAAAGTGGTACGAAGATGGTGTTGTTTGGACGGGGCCAAGTAATGTGGGTAAAGGTTCAACTACTACGGAGGAAGTTTGATGAAATTCGATCCTAAACTGACCGAGAAGTTTGAGACTGATGGCACTACATTTGAGTATAATCATGCTCGATGTGAATATCTCTCTGAGCAGATCCTTGAACAATATGAGTCAAGGATCAAGGTGATGGGTAACAAGTGGAGGAAGTCAAAAAGCAAAGGTAAGAGAGGATTAAAGACCGCACTTAATATTCTTGCATTACACAATGAGTGGAATGTTGAGGACAATGATGAAACATTGTATCTGGTATTCAATGATCAAGATGAATGTTTCACAGATGTAACTACAGAAAACGAATACTACGCTAATCCTATCAAGGAGAATGAAGAATGATTTACAACATGGCATCTGACATTGACACCCGTAAAATTGTGTGGGTATATCAACCAACACAGACTACACACAGTTGCGTATCAGTTGCAGCTATCAATCGTAAAGCTTCAGAATCACTCACCTCCAAACGTCCCTAGTATTGTAATCAACCACCATCATGACCACAATCACCAACAAAACAGAATATCTCACAGAGTGTTTGCTTGAAGTTCTCAACAACAAAGAGAAAGTAAATGCTATTGAATCAGGGAGAAGTGTTTACACTAACTTTGAATATGAAGTTGGACGTAAGTACATCAAAGTCTGGTCATATTTGATCTCTGACGGTGAAAGATTACGTGGTCGCAGTTGTTATATGTTTGTAGAGAAGAGTGATGGTGCTGTGTATAAACCTGCATCACACAAAGCACCAGCTAAAGGTATCAGATTCTCTCTTGAAGGTTTAGTTGAGAACCCTGATATTTGTGATCCCTACGGTTCATTTTTGTATCGTCGTTGATTGTGTCACTTCTTGCCCACTTTACTTCTTCTCTTCCAATGCCACTCTCTGAATCCACAGTCTCCAAACTCGCTGATGTTATCAAACCTGATATTGTTCAGGAAATATACGATAGTGAGAAGTATTATGACTTCATGACTGAACTTATCGGTGAAGCATTGGAGAAGAAACTAGGTAAATGTGATCAAGATTTATTCTTTGATCTGGGGATGTGTCTTATGGACAGGATTGAACTGAAATAAAATTACTCACCTCCAAAGGTCCACTATAGTGTAACCACACTTCAAAGCTATGACTATCACAGAGAGAAACCAAAAGCTCTACGAACTTCGCCAAGAATTGACCACCAAACAAAATGAAATTGCTTGGATCAAACAAAACATTTGGTTGATCAATGAAATGTATGATCGTGAAAATCGTGAAACACCACTGTTCGACGAAATGTTCGGAGGTTGATATGAACTATTCAATTCGCGTAGAGTATAGAGATGGTCAAGTCACAATGTTTGACCGCAAGAGTAATATCAAACCAATCAATGCCCACAAACTCAATGATAAACTCTTCCATGAATTAGATGGTTGGGACACTATCAGAGAGATTACTTCCACTCCTAAGTTATGACCTATCCACTCGGTATTGATAACCCTATCCTCGTCAAAGGTGTGATGGGGTCACACAAATGGGCATTATATTGGCGTGATGACATGACCAAGATTGCCACATTCAATTCAGAACATCAAGCTTATCAAGTCCGTCGTTTCTTACTCTCACAAAATGATTAACAAAGCACAACTCATCCGTGTTGTCAAAGAGACAGCCTCACGAATTGACCACAATCTGACAAGAGAACAAAAACAAAAGGTTTTCAATGATGTGGTTGATGGTCTCCTTCGAGACGGAAGAATCACCAAAAAACAACAACTAGCCTGGACACATCCTTTCTGATCATGTTCTACAAAATCAACTCAGTTCAATTTGACTTTGATGATGATCTTGAGTTTACTGATCATCATTATGACAACGTGACTGCCGACACGTTGGAAACAATATGGGAGGCAGTTGATGATGACGATCTTATCGAAGAGATTACTAATTGCACCGGTTGGTGTATTAAATCTATCGATTATAAGGTAGTTTGATGTATGGGCATGAGTGTAATTTCTGTGGTGGTTACAACACTCTGTAAGACCCATGTTCGAGGCATTTGTAACATGTTTGTGTGGTTACCTTGTTACATTGTAAGGCCTCATTGTCGGGATACAAAGTTACTCACCTTCAAACGTCCCCTATAGTGTAACTGCAACAGAATTATGAAAATTTCAGAATGGTTCCCACAGATCGTAGGTTGTAAGGTAGAAGACGAGTCAGGAAATGTCTATAAAGTTGTTACCTACAGCGCTGTGTGTGATAACCTTGATTGGTTGATGATTGGTTTGGAAGATATTAACGGAGTCCTGAGATATTGCCCACTAGATCGTTACAACGAACTTATCTCAATCGCTTGACCCATGCCTACCTACAAACTTCAAATCTATGGTGATCGGAACTATCGTTCGCAAGAGATTCTGATTGATGGTGTTAACAGTGGAAATTCAGCTCTTGATGTCGCAAGAGCAAGATACCCTGGCGCTAACATCAAAGCAGCACGATTAGTCGATAATTATGACATTGGAAGACGAGAGGAGGTTAATCGTAGGGAAGCAGATCGTAAGAGAATGATTGAAGAACAAAACCAACGATTCAAGGATCAGGAGGAAAAAATCAAATCACAATCCACACCGACTCCAATTACATCAAGTGGGACACATCACGTTCACTACAATAACACTAACTCCGGTGGGATGAGTTTAGGTAATGCGGTCGGAATGATCGTATTGATTCTTATCTTTTTAGCGTTAGCCTATTGGTATGTCACTCTCCCACTTTTGATCGTTGGGTGTTGCATATGGTATCTAATGGGTAAGGATTAGAATTACTCACCTTCAAATGTCCACTATAGTGTAACCACACTTCAAAGCTATGAGAAAAATCGAACAACAAATGATTGACGCAATCAAGTCAGAAACTGATTGGAAGTCAGGTAACACCAAAGTCGTCAATTTTTTCAATGATAGTCACAAATGTGTTGTGTCTTCTATCTTCCTTCATGGTAACCTTATCGCTGAGGTGACTGATAACGATATGATGATTTTTGATGGTGGTTGGCAATCTAATACCACCAAATCACGACTCAATGCATTGTGTGATGAATTTTGTATGGCAGGTGAAGGAGTCTTTCAGAAGGACTTCACCTGGTATGTGAGGCTTTTCGTTGGTGCAATCAACGGTCAAAAAGTATTCAAAAACGTCAAGTTTCAGAACGGATATACTTTCGCCTGATGACTTATTCTTTCTTTCACCCACAGATTAAACTCATGTCAGAACAGAAACTAGATCAAATCAAGAGATCATACGCGGAGATGATTGTAGAGGGTATGGATATGAAACTACTGATTGAATTCGCGGAGGATAGTATTGTCGAGAATCTAAAGAATTATGATTTTGAAGATATGAGAGAGGAAGTGATTGACATCGGTGGTGAAGACGTTTGGAAGGACTTGATCGCTTCATAATTACTCACCTCGAAACGTCCCCTATAGTGTAAGGGTTCAGTCTTCTCACTCTCCTTCTCTCACCTTCACTGATTGCTTCGAGAGTTTGCTTCACTGAACCACAAAACCACAAAGCTATGACTACTACCTACCAGACACAGACTACAGACGAGACCTACAACGGTTGGACAAATTACGAGACTTGGAATGTGGCTCTCTGGATCAGTAATGATGAGGGTTTGTATCACATAGCTCGTGACTATCGTCGCCATGGTTACAAGGCTTTCGCTGAAACATTGAAAGAGCTTGATTGCTTTCAGACTCTTGATGGTGTTAAGTGGGACGATGATTCTCTCAACGTTTGTGAACTTGATGAAATGATGGAGGAGCTTTGATGTATAAGTTACAGATTCAATGGATGAAGGAAGGAGACTGGAAACCAACAGTTTATCCATCTTCAGATTACAAAGTAACTCTCTCCCGTTTACAACACTATTCAAAACAGTTCACAGAACACAACTATCGGATTATTACCTCATGAGATTCTTATTCACTCTGATCATTGTTCTCCTTGGTGTGAATCTAATTGTTGATCTATTAGATTCAGATATGAAGACAATCATTGAAGAACGTAATCAATCAATCGAAAAAATGATCAACGAATGATGAACACTTTCACACCAGATCCACGACTTGAAATGTTAATGCAACGGGAGCAATTGATGGAAGACATTATTGCGATTGTTGATGAATATGACATGAAGAAAGGATTCGCTACTAAAGATGAATTAGAAGAGATCTTATGTGATGCAGTATGTCGTAACTTTCCCGCTACGTAATTACTCACCTTCACTGATTAACTTTTGACAAAGTTACTCACCTCGAAAGGTCGTCTATAGTATGACATACAACTCAAACCCCTATATCAACCAAATCAAAGCACAGGGCAGAGATCCTGTAAATGCTCCCGCGATTCTTCCCGAGTTCCCCAAAACAATCTATGGGAGAACATTCAACACCAAAGAAGAGTATCAAGAAGCAATCCACGATTTTCTCAATGGTAACTAATGACTCACTCTAATCTCTCACGAATCAAACCAAAGCTGAGAACACAAGGAAACGTCACAGGTAACTTCGGACGCCCTAAAGTCAAAGGAGCTCACAACATTCAACTAGGAGAATCAAACAAGGATGTTATTCATATCACTACACGTAAGGACTATATCAACAGAATGATTGAAGCATTCCATACTACTACAGACAACAAACTGAAAGACTTTTGTTATCACGAATTACATAGATTACATGCGATCTAAATGATGTCAATCAGTCCTTATACAGTAGAGGTTTGTATAGCTATCATCATAGCTTATTTGTTACTCTTTTCACAGTCTCCACCATCAGCTTGAACCATTTAATCTATCACCTGAGAAACACACAAATGGACCCCAAATTACAGGCTCTATTGAGTGATATTATCAGTGCATATAGACCACACGATTCAATCCCTACGAGAGACGAACTAGAGAACGATAGAGTGGCTAACTCCTATGTAAGTATGAGAGCCATAGCTACAGAGGTTGGTTACGATTATTCCCCTCAAAAACACCGATAAATAGCGTATTTTCATTAAAAAACGTTTATTAATGGTTTATTAAATATATTTTAGCGTTTGTTAAAGGAGAGGCAAAGATACTCAGAAGTGACTAGTAAGCCACTCTTAAGGCCCTCAGAAGCCACTTCCTTGATGATTCTTATGTCTGATAAAAGGTCTGATCTTATAGTCATCTAAGGCCGTATTCTATCAGGCCAAAGCCCCATCTGTCAACCCCCAAATCCTGTCAAATCAGTAAGTCTTATCTGTAACAATCAGAAGACTTCAGAGACAGTCCGAAATGACTCTAAACTATTACAAACCAAGTCCCCTTAAGTAACACAAACTCATGACCAAAGAAGTGATGATCGGAATGCTTTCACAAGGCGCCAATGGTAACGAGATTCTACAGATCTTGGAAGTCCTTGTGGCTAACTCCAACACTCCTCAACCTACACTCCAGGAGCTTCAGTTCTGATAACATAGGGGTCTATATGACAGCCCTATATAAGGCCCCCTATATAACACCCCTTCATAGTTACTCACCTTCAAAGGTCTGATATAGTATGAACACACAGACTATGAACAACAAACTGACAGACACATTCGATTGGTTGAATGAGGGTAATGTCACAGTCTTTGACTACCTATCACACATCAACGTGTCACCAGTTAGTATCACTGAAGGACGTGGATCTAACTTCGATGGATACACTATCACGTTCAAATGTTTCGATGATATGATGACATTTTGTCGTGGTTATTATGGTGACCACAGTGATGATGAGATCAAGGAGATTCATGGTTGGTGAGTAACACTTAGGGACCTCACAGTTTGTGTCACATACTGACAGGATTGTGAGGACTTAAGTTCACTCACACACCAGTGCAGTTCTTGACACATAGGGGAGAAAATGTTAGAATGACAGTGTGGCGAATTGACAGTCTTTTGGGGTCTTATGTAATATCGGGTTGCGGGCAAAGCGGTTAATGGCCCCCCCCTTATAAAAAACGCATAAGTCCCTAACCTACAAAGGTCCCCAAACGGCCAAGAGAATTTGCGAGATAAAAAAAATTTCTATATAAAAAAATCCCCCTGTGAGGTTCGGGCCCTATGAGTGTTTCAAAGGTATATCACATTTACTTAAAGGGAGAGTGTGTTCTCCATAGTTTGACAGAAGAGAACTTTCAAAGTAGTTGGGATACCTTACAGAATCTCGTAGGCCTGGTGAAGACTGACTACACGACTGATGATCTCTCATATGAGGTAGTGTTACCACTAGAAAAAAGAGAGGATATCAGTAACTAGTCAGGTACACACATTCTCCTTGACACTCACTAAATATCCGAGTATAATGATGAGTGAAATGGAGTGATTCTAATTCATGGCTAAAGGTTTTACAGTTAAAGCTTCGACTCCCAAGAAAAAGGCAGAAGGGCCTGAATGGGACTACGAAGCAATCAAAGAAAGAATGAGGGGAAAGGCAATTGTATTTTGTCTTCCTGGAAGAGGATGTTCATATACATTCATGAAGAACTTCGTACAGTTGTGCTTCGACCTCGTACAAAACCAGATGAGTATTCAGATTAGTCAGGATTACTCAAGCATGGTGAACTTCGCACGGTGTAAGTGTCTCGGCGCAAATGTCTTGAGAGGGCCTGACCAGGTACCTTGGGATGGAAAACTTCAGTATGACTATCAGTTGTGGATTGACTCTGATATTGTTTTTAATACTGAGAAGTTCTGGCAGCTGTGCGACCTCGCGATAAACTCTGAAGGAGAAGAGAAGCAGATTGTCGCAGGATGGTATAGTACAGAAGATGGGCGGACAACCTCTGTTGCACATTGGCTTGAGGAAGATGACTTCAGGAACAATGGTGGAGTGATGAATCATGAGATGGTTGATGGTATCAGTAAGCGCAAGAAGCCTTTTACTGTTGACTACACTGGATTCGGTTGGGTGATGATTCAGAAGGGTGTCTTCGAGAACGAAGGTATGAAGTATCCTTGGTTTGCACCGAAGATGCAAGTGTTTGAATCTGGTGCGGTTCAGGATATGTGTGGTGAGGACGTATCGTTCTGTTTGGACGCG